GATGTGAGGCTGTTCTTCGTAGGGTACATCTCTGAGAGGCGTACTACGCCCCCAGATTTGATCCGGACGAAGACCTACCGTGAGGAGCATCTCCTCACAGTAGAAGCCACCTCGAGAACTTAAGAAGTTCTGCGGCCACGAAACGGACATACCGTTCTTCGCATGGCATCTGGTAATACCAGACAGGTAACTCTCGGGACCCTGACCAAAGTGGTCATCCCCGGAGCAGACAAAGTGTCTCCAAGGAACCTTGGGGATTCCGTCTGCTTGACGAAGACGTTCAAAGAACGATTCGTCATCCGCTTCCTCCATTTTCCAGAGGAACCGGAGAAGGCTCTCTGACTCTGCACAAAGGTTGTGCAGAGTGAGAACTGCCTTAGCACCAGGGTCACCCATTAAGATGCCCCTGGTCGTGTCGGTGTCGAAGAAATCTTCGACAGCGTCACCTTCATACCTCCGTGGTGAACATAACAGTTCAGCACAGAGGCGGAAGTATGGGTCGGATTCCCGACCAATACCTCGATGGAATCCCTCGAGCATTGCTCGAGAGTATTCATGGACACAGAAATCTGTGGCCGTGGTCAAGTCCGATGATAAGAATCGGACTTCACCGGGTTGAGAGACCTTGTTAAGTCTCTTAACCCATTCAAAGAGCTGCCAACCCCGGGTAAGACCCGAGGTGGCAGACGGGTGCAGACGCATCATACCAATTATATGATGGCACCATGGTTGCAGAAGCATTGTAAGCCAATCTTCTGCAACGGTGACAACCCGGGACTTTGCCCCGGGTTCACCAATTGCGCTAGGTCGGATCGACGGTTTACGTCGACCCAACCTGAGAGGATCGCTTGGGTCAGCCCAAGCGGATCCCTCAAGGCAGCCTTGAGAGATCCCCTCTTGGATTGACCACTGTAGGATTTGTAATCCGGTGGTCGCATCCAATCCAAATATTGGATCCGAGAATTTAAAATTCTCGAAATCCAGATTGACACGGTCGTCGGACTCTCCGGCGAGCATGCCGACCTCGTGCACGATCTCTGTCCTGCACATGGTCTTCCATCGCTCCAAACTGGGAACTTCCCAATAGGAGCGACCAAACCAGGTAGACTGAACTGTCTCCTGGTTTGGACGGGAGGTCAGCCAATGTCGGAGTTTTACTCCGACCTCGGCAACCCGACCGCCCTGTGCCACCGGCATGTCCAGCGAAGCGCTGGATGTCAGTGACAAGTGTCCGGCAGAGCGATACTGCTCTTCCGAACTGCGACGTTCAACCAGTTTTCCTATAAAATAGGAAAGCCGTTCCAGGATTTTCCTGCGAAC